TCATCTGACGTGACGCAAATCATTACTGATGATCAGCTCTCTCACCGATTTTCCCTTACCACCAGAAACCGAATATGTCAGCTCTGCACCTTCGACGACGAAGGCTGCAAAGGTGCTCCGTATCTCTGGAACATCATTAATTGACAGGACGAAGCGTCCCTTGATGCAACTGAGGCGCTGGGCAAGAATTTCGAACTGATCCCGGCCGAATAGGTCTTTACCGTAATACCCCTCCGATCCCCAGTAAGGCGGGTCTATATAGAAAAGTGTCTCTGGCCGGTCGTAGCGCTCAATAAAGGCCTTCCAATCCAGGTTCTCGATAACCACCCCGGCAAGCCGTTCGTGCACCTCCTGGAGCATCGGCTCAAGCGTGGTCAGGTTGAAGCGTGAGCTGCGGCTGTAATCCACACCAAAAGTCCGGCCAGAAACTTTCCCGCCAAACGTCAGACGCTGGAGATAAATGAAGCGTGCAGCCCGCTCCAGATCAGTGAGCGTATCGGGATCAGTTGCAGTCAGGCGTTCGAAGTCCGCTCGGCTGGTGATCTGGAACCGGAGCGTGTCCATAAGTTGCTGGTAGTGCCGCTGAAGAATGCGAAACAGGTTCGCCACATCCTTCGAACGGTCATTGATAAATTCGGCGCGCGGTGCGCTAGTGCGCCTGAAGAATACTCCGCCCATGCCCACAAACGGCTCTGCATACAGCGAATGCGGCATGGTATCGATCTTCTGACAGATGCGCTTGGCGAGCTGGCGCTTCCCACCAATATAGGCAGCAGGCGGCGAAACAGGATCGACGGCAAGAGAATCGGTCACAAACCAATTGCCCGAAAGGGCAAGGATGCGACGGTTATCTCAGATGGTTGTCGGGCGGGTTTTATCTTGGCGGATTGCCCCGCTGCCACGAATTGACGTGGCCGTCCCTATCTCGGCTTTCGGCTAAGAAATTCAATTTCGGTTCGCGTAAGGATTTCGCGGTCACGCAAGGTCAGATCGCCAACAAGCTTCTGGCCGGTGAGATCGGGCCAGTATTCGCCCGATCCAAGCTTCCAGAGATGGCGCATAGGCAGACTGTTCACGACATGGCTGTGCGGCGGATAGACCTCTATCGCCACAGCATCAGCGCCGAAATACTCGTTCTTCAGCTGCTGAAGCTCGTCCCATGTGATCGAGCCATCATGTTCGACAGACAGAAGGCCTCGCAGCTCGTCCAGGAGCACTCCCACAACGGCCGTCATGCCTGCACCTGGGCGGAAGGCCAAACGATGGCGTCAATGATCGCGCGGGCTTCGGTTTCGCCCTCGGCGGCATCGATGTCGCGTTTCGCACCAAGGCGTATTGATTCAATGACCGCACCGATCTGTTGCCACTGGGCAAAGGCGGCGAGAACGATATCAGCGACTTCAGAAAGCGTTTCGGCCGTGATGCCGACTTCTGACGACAATACCGGATAATCTGCCGCTTCCGGCTCGCTAGCAGACTTAAAGGCACGGGCCTCATCGATTTTCTGCTGGTAGGTCATGGCCTGACCTGCCCCCGGTGTGATGTAGTTCAGACGCTCGGTTTCGGCTGCGGCATCTACCTCAGCTTTGAAGATAGCTTTCAGAAAAACTTGCGGCGTTGACGCCTGAACGGGCGCGTGAAAATTGCTGCCGTCGAAGCTCCATCCTGCTTCAACATCTTCCGCACACGGGACGAGCGACAACACAAAGTCGGCGCTGTAACGTTCTTCAATCGCAAAACTGTGGATCGGTTCGATGACTTCGGCGACGACACCGCCGACAACACGTGCATAATTGTCCATTGTTCTCGCCTCAATACTCGATAATGACCATGCCTGGTGCGCCAGCGCCACCTGACAGTGCTGTTCCACTCTTGCCAGCGCCGCTGCCGCCCCCGCCCGGAGCATGACCAGCAGGGCCGGAAGTAACAGCAGTTACGATTGAGTTCCCACCGCCGAAGGGAGAGGCCCCTCCGGGGCCTGACGATGGAGCCGATGGCGATCCATTATATCCTCTCTCTCCCGCCAACCTGATGTCACCTGTCGTCGGCACGGCACCACCAGAATTGGTCACTCCGCCAGCGTTTCCATAGCCACCATCACCGCCTAATACGGTGACGATGGAACCAACGGAGCTTGCGCCTCCCGCAGTACCGTTTCCGCTTCCACTGCCCGCCGTTCCCCCCGCGCCGACCGTGATGGCAATGGATGTTCCTGGCGCCACACTGGTTACTGACGCAACTTCCGCATAAGCGCCCGCGCCGCCGCCGCCTCCGACATACGAATTGCTGGAATCGCTACCGCCTCCGCCTCCGCCACCGCCCCACACCCTGATGCGTTTGAGCTGTGTAATGCCCTGCGGCACCACAAACGTGTAAGTTCCGGCAACGGTGTAACTCACCACGCCGCCACCTGATGCAGGCAGCGATATCAGCTGGTAGCTGTTATCGGCATCGTTGAAAAACAGAAGACCGACACTGCCGCCGACGAGATCACCAGCTCGCAAGTTGGCGCTTCCGTAACGTTTGATAGAGACCGCATCCAATCCATTGACTTTGATGGTTGCTGCGGCCGTGTTGTCCGCTACAAATCGAACATACAAGGCTCTGGGATAAGCGCTCGGCACCGGAGCCAATGTTATGGTCAATGCGTTGGCGGAACCGCCCGCAGCCGCGTAAGCCCATTTTCCCGATTGTCCGTCGAGTGCCAGCTTTTCCGTATATACGCCACCGATGCGCTCAAAGACGCGGCCATCGGGCAGGCTCACGCCATGACCATCTTTAGTGGAAACGATGCGCCATTTGGAGCCGGTCCATTCCGCAAGTTTCTGAGAATATCCCGCCCACACGCCGGTTGCTCCTGCCGGAATGATATAAGCATCACCAAGTGTTGCGCCGTTCGGTGGCGCAGTGGTCGTGATGGAAAGCACAGGAAGCCAGGCGGAGCGATTTGCGAATCCTGGTGCGACGATGCTCTGAAGAGCTTCCCAAAGCTGCTGCTGATTAAGCGGGTCAAGTTCGAAACCGGAATTCTCGATGACAGCGCAGATTTCTTCCTGAATATCGTTCAGAATTTTATCGGTCACTTCGGTACCGGCAATGCCAGCGGCAGCATTTTGCGAACGAAAGCCACGTTTGCCGTCGCCGATATCAACCCAATTATTACCGTTGACGCGGTCCATTTCAGTTCTCCACGTATGAGAAGACGAGTTGTGTGTGCGCAGGCTTCAGGCGGCGAAGCTCGCATTCGATATCGCTGATCTCGTAGCCGCCGAGCGGCTGACCAGCCTGATTGACGCCAACACGGAAAATCCATTCCGAAATAAGCTGAAGCTTAACCCGCCAAGTGAATTGCTCGCCTTCCGCGATCAGCGGCTGACCGGCATGAAGGATACCGGCATTCGACGGCCAGAATTCTTCGATCTCGATTGAGTGGCCGAGGCTTGCGGCCATCTGCACGAAATAAGGAATGCTCGCACCACCCTTGGCGATCCAGCGCTGATGCGCCCGGCGCTGTCGCTGCTCCAGCGTCTGATTGCCGAGATCACGGCCGCAAGGATCAGGACCAAGAACGCGCTCAAAGTCCGGCAGCAAGGCAACGGCAGTGCGCGGATCGATTTCGTTCATGAGCTGCTCGGCACTGGCTTCGCCTTCAACGAGCACTTTGGCGATGCTGTCCAGAACCGCGTCAAGAACGCCGCCGCGTCGGCCAAGTGCAAAGCCACGTGGCAGTTTTCCGATCAGACTGGCGAGGATTGAGGACTGCGGCCGGGTCATAGCGGGTCCTCAAAAGTGATTTCGCCTGGAAGCGGATATTGGTCACGATCAAGTGTGAAGCGCGCCGATGGTGAAATCAGATCATGCGCATATTCACCAGACGCGGCCGAGATCGCTTCGGATATGCGCGATGGCTCGATAATGGCTCCGATTGGGCTTTCGTTCTGGTCGTCATTCTCATCACCGATGGTGGCGATAAATGCTGCATAGGCTTCTTCGACGGCCGCGCGGGTCGCCACCGTATCGGGACGAAGGCGAACTGTGATCGGGAGTTCGCGCATCTCGGCCGGGACAATGACGACATAAGCCGTCACTGGCCTCACGCCGGTAGATGAACCCGGAGCGCCGAGATAGCTGAGCTGCTCGGCCATTTCCGATTCTGTCGGAGCGCGGGCAGACGTGCCGTCCTTCATGGCGACGATGACTCCAACCGATCCACGGCCTACCCAATCGGTTTCCGGTTTGACCGCGCGTACGTCAAATTGCTCACGCAGCCATGTCGGATAATCAAAGCCTGCGCCGCCATGCGGGCGCTGGCGAATATGGGCCATCGTTGCCGCGCCAAGCTCAGCAGGCGTTTCCGCTTCAGCGCCACCGGCAAAGCCGCCATCGGCGACTGCGATGCGGTTGATTTCAGGAAAGGCGGTGACTGTGCGCAGACGAATGCCCGCTTCCAGATTGCCGGTAGGACCAGCAACAGAAGCGATGATCGAAACCGAAACACCGCCGTTCGGGCCGATCACGGCGGTTTCCGTGGTTTTGAAGATCGAGCCGTCGGAACCGGCAATTTCGAGGTCGGCCGGGATTTGGGTTCCAGCCGCACCTTCGATATCAACCTTGCCAACTGCGAAAGTGGCCGGGCGTGCCGAGACGCCCCAGATGTTGGCATGCCGCTGTACATTTTCGTCCTCGGCCGTATCGACAAAATACTGCCTGCCCCACCATGCGATATGATCGTGGATCTCGCGCACTTCGAGCGCCACGGCCCTACAGATCATTGCGAGCATGCCACGGGCAGAACGCACGGCGCGAGATATCGCGAGCGGATCGACAAGAGGACGCGCAACAGAAATGCTATATTCCATGGCTGATGCGATGCGTTCAGCGATTGTCTTTGCGAATGGAACTGGCCAAGGCATTACGCAGTCCTCCGACCAGAAACCGTTGTGTCATCGACCTGGACGCGCCAAGCCAGTATCTGGGGCGCAATCCAGCTTGCCTCGATCTCGGCAGCGGTACCGAAGTCACGGCGCACCCAATCAAGGCTTTCGCCAAGCCAGCTCAGATAAAGAAGGCGGGTGGTTTCGGTTTCCTTGGCGCGGTCGAGAAGCCAGCAGCGCGACCCGATACGGTCGCCGGATGGGTCGAGCGCATCGGCGGCAGCGCCCCGGCGCTCATCGATGCCAGCTTGTGTCAGGAATTGAGATCGGCCGAGCGGCAACGGATCATCGGGATTGGCACGGCGGTCGAGACCGACCGAAAGCAATACGGCTGTTACGGGCGTTTCATCAATAACAAGATCGCCATCCGCGCCGATTTCGAGATCAGCGCGGCGCGTTTCCGGGTCATAGATGAGTGCCACATCGTAAAACATGCCCGGTTTTATCGCGCGCGCGCGAAAACAATCATGCCCGCCGAAGCGGGCACGAAACAGATTATTTTTCAGCCACCGGGAGGCGGTCCACTGAGACCGCCGCCTGGCACAACATCAGTATGCGTATGGGTTTTGTCGATGACGACGCCATCGTTTCTGACTGTGCCGCCATCGATGTCAATGCCTTCCGGTGAGACCGTGACGGTCACGCCGCCCACCTTGAGCACGATTGACGTACCAGCCTGAATAGTGACCGTCCCGTCAGCACCAACATGAACGCCATCGCCATGCTGATTATAAAGAGCGGTTTCGCCCGGTTTCAGGTTTCCCATGCGCGCAGACGGATTGCTGATCGACACGATAGCAAGGTCGTCCTCGTTGCCACCAATGGCGAAGGCGAGACCAACGGCACCATCTTCAGGCACGGAACTGGCGACACCATAAGGCTGTTGAATTTCAACCTTATCGCGCCAGATGCCCGGTGCGATCTCGACGGAAGCCGTTTGCGTCTCGCCATCGTCCACTATGTTCTTCAGGACAACGCGGCGCACCATGCCGCGCATTTTATCGGCTGTATCTTTTTCCATGGCGAGACCTCACAATGCGCTAG